GAAAATTCTAATAGCTACGTTACTTTGTCTGAAGCTAACGACTATTTCGATACTTCTCCAGATTCCTCTACTTGGACAAATAAAACAGACGATCAAAAGAAAAGATCATTAATATCTGCTGCTAGATGGATTGATACCTTAGTTTTTTATGGAGATAGATGTGATGATGGACAGGCATTAAAATTTCCAAGAAATAATTATCAGGTAGATGGAGTTGAATTAGCTTGTTCTAAAATCCCTGAAGGTATTAAATATGCACAATATGAATTAGCTAGGGCTTTAGCAAATGATACTGATGCGATTACTGGAACTACTGGTAAAGATGGTAATTTTGAAGAAGTAAAGCTAGGAGACATTCAAGTTAAATACAATACAGCAAGTCAAGGTACTGGTTCTGTTAATAATATTCTTGATGTTTACCCGTGGCTACAAAGTTATCTTGGAGCATATATGCTAGGTGGAGCAGGTAGTTTTCAAATGAGGGTAGTTAGAGGATAATGGCAGGACAGTTAGATTCAGCATTTAAACAGATTGCAAAACAGGTTGTAGCTGATCTTGGATCTTCTTTTGATTCTTCTATTGTTTATACAAGAAAAGCATCGGGAAGTTATAACACAGCTACAGGTGCATATACTACAAGCGATACAAATTATAGTATTAAAGCTCCTGTTGAGTTTGTTCAATCTACTGAAGATGATGGAAGGGAAAGAAGAGAAGCAAAAATTTATATTACTCCTGATTTAATTGGAGATAATCAACCAGATTTTCAAGATGAAGTTACATTAACTTATGCTGGATCTACAAGAGTAGGACAGATAGTTAATATAGATACAAGACAGGGTGGACAGACTTATCTGTTTACTTTATTAGTGAGGTTCTGATGGCTAGAAGTAAAGGTATTGAAAATATAGAAAGAGATCTTATTGGCAACCTAGAACGTGATTTAAATACTTTGGTTCGTGCTGTATTATCTGATTTATCTACAAAAAGATATAGTCCAGTAGATACAGGTTTTTTTGTTTCTAGTTGGACTGCTAGTACTCAAAGACCTAGACCTGATGAAGCAAGAGAATCAGTTGCTCCATGGAGTAATATTAAGCCAAGAAGAAGAGGAGATCAAAGTAATCCTCAAGCAGTAATTGAACCTAGATTTATTGATTCAATACCTAATTTCAAACCTTTTTCCAAAGTATTTATTGGTAATAGATCACAATATGCAGCTAGAGCTTTAGCTTCTCCTAATAGTCAAATACCTCAATATGTTCAAGGTGAATTAAGACGACTTATAAATACAGTATTTACTGAAAAACCAAAACTTGGTGTTGCTGCTTTTGGTACAGGTGTTAGAGGTAAATCTGATAATGTTAGGTTTAAAGGAAAAGGTATTGGTGGATTTAGTGATCCTAGTTCTGTATTTGTTGATTACGAAACTCCATGACTTTAGTTAACACACGAGCAGCTTTTGAAAAAGCAGTAACAGACGCAGTTGCAGCAGTAGACGCTACTGTTGAAATGGTTTATGACAATATGGTTTATAAAACACCTGGAAAAACCAAAAAATATATCATTATGTCTGTTGATTTTGCACAGGCAACGACTCAAACACAAGGAGCATCACAGGATTTTTATTCTGGTGTTATCCAATGTAATATCTATGTTCCAAGAGGTAAAGGTAGTGCAACTTTATCTGCAATAGGAGAGGCTGTTATTGATGGACTTACTTCTGTTAACGCTTCTAATTATACAGATACATTCACTTGTACTCCAAGAGTTCTTGACGTTGTTGGGGTAACACCTATAGAACTTGATGACTCTTCACATTTCTTAGGCTTAATATCTTGCCAATTTACTGCCAATGCCTAGTATAGTGTTAATAGCTATACATTAACATGACTAGAGCAGTTGATCTTTTAAAAAACAAGTTTGGAGTTTCTCAACTTTACAAACATGATGTAATTAAAAATGATGAGGTAATTCTTTCTGTTTATTGGAATCCATTAACTATCGCAGAACGAGAGGCAATACAAAAAAAATCATCAGACGATGTAAATGATTATGCTTTACAAATGATGATTGAAAAAGCATTAGATGTAGATGGTAAAAGAATCTTTCAAGATGGAGATAAAGCATCTTTAAGAAGAGAGGTTGAAGTTACTATTCTTGAAGAAATACAATTAGCTATGATTAATGCTGGTGCTGATAAGGAGGTAAAAGAGGCTAAAGCCGATTTAAAAAGCTAACAAAGATTGGAAATTTATATTTTCATTAGCAAAAGAATTACATAAAACTGTAGCTGAGTTATGTGAAACTTTAACTATGGAGGAAATGATAGGTTGGGCTGCTTATGCAGAGATCGAGCATGAAGAATATGAAAAACAAAAAGAACAAGCACAACGATCTAGTGCTTTACGAGGTAAAAAGAGGTAATATAGAGAAAATGTTTTAGTTTTTATAGCAAGTGGCTAATTATAACGTAGATATTGCTGTTGCTATAAAAGGTAGCCAAAAAATAACTCAATTTACGCAAAGAACAAAAGCGTTAGCTCTTGAAATAAAACAATTAAATAAATTTATTAAATTTTTTCAACAAGATAATGTTGGTTTAGTAAAAAGTGTCAATAATGTTAATGCTGCACTAGCAGCTTCAAAAGCAAACTTAAATGAAGTTGCTTTAGGTACTGGTCTAGCAAGTAAGGCTGCTAAAGAATATCTTACAGCTTTGAAAAATACAAATGCAGCTTTAGCAGAACAAAAAGCAGCAGTTGTTAGTTTACAAAATGCAAGACGATCAGATGCGTCTTTCCTAGCACAAGGAGCTATAGCAGGTAGACAAAATCGACTTGATGAAGTTGAAAGTCAGGCTACAAGTGTTGCTATTGCAAGAGCAAATAATACTAGGATTCAGGCAGAACTGGCAAATCAAGAATTATTAAAAGAGGTTCAAACAAGAGCACCTAGATTACCTGCATTTCAAGAAAGAGGTTTAGAAAGATTAGAAGATGAATTTAAACAGAAAAAAGAACTTAAAATTTTAGAAGAAAATGCTAATAAAGAGAGTAAAAAAAGATTAAACTTTCAAGAGAGACAAAACCAAGAGCTTGATAGACAAAAAAAACTTGGCATAGGAGTTAATAAAAATGAAAAATTAATTAATGCTTCTTATAAAGATCGAGTTAAATTTGCAGAGAGAAATGGAAAAATAAGAAGGCAAGCATTAGTTCGAGCCAATAATTTACTTCTTGCTGAGAAAAAAATTACAGAACAAAGAGCAAAACAAAATCAAGCAGGTTTTGGAGGTAGAAGTAGAGCAAATGCAGCTAGTAGTGCAATTATTGGTGGAGCTTTTCCTTTATTGTTTGGTCAGACAGGAGCAGCAGCAGTTGGTGGTGGAATTGGTGGTGCAGCAGGTGGTTTACTTGGAGGACAATTTGGTTTTGCATTGTCAATTCTTGGTACTGCAATAGGTTCTGCAATAGATAAGAGTGACAAATTCAATCAATCTTTAGCAAGATTAAATTCTACATTAAGAACAAGTCAAGATGGATTTCAAACTACAGCTAGAGATGTAGGAAATCTTGCAAAACAATTAGGTATTACAAAAGAAGAGGCTATAAATGTTTTAAATAGTTTTGCTGCATTTGATTCTGCTGGTGTAAGAAAGTCATTAGCACTTGCTTTCGGAGATGCTGGAACATTCAATGCTGTGGCTGCTGCACAAACAGAAGCAGCTTTAGCACAGCAAATATTTCAATTAAGAGATAAAATCGGAAATACAAAAGCATCTGAACTTTTAAATCAACTTAAAATTACAGGTAGTATGGAAGTCGAATTAGCTTTAGCTTTGGCTATAGCTGATGCTAATGAAAGAGCACAAATAGCTGCTGCTGAACAAGTAAGAATTACAGATAGATTATTATTAAATGCACCTTCAAATATTTTAAATAGATTATTAGGAGATGATTATTTAGAAAAAAGAGGAGAATTAAGAGGACAAAAATTACAAAAGAAATTTGATGAAGATAGAAAAACTAGAATAGAAGATATTAAAAAAGGTTTTGAGGAAACTAGACAATTAATAGAGCAACTTGATTTCTTTACAGGAAAATTTGGTCAAACTACTAATGATGTCTTTTCTGGTTTAGATGAAGAATTAAAGAAACTTCAAAGTCCTATGTATCAGTTAATGACTTTATCTCAAACAATGGCTCAATCATTTGAAACCTCATTTAAAGGAATTATTAAAGGAACTATGTCTATAAGTGATGCTTTTAGAAATATGTTTAGTCGTATCGCAGATCATTACTTGGATATGGCTGCAAGAATGTTAGCAATACAATTCCAAAAAGGAGTTATGAGTTTATTAGGAAATATATTTATGCCATTTGATCCTACTTTTGGTACAGGCATGAGTAGTAATCCTGCTGGTATGAGAAGTGTAGGTGTTGGAGCAACTGCAAATGATTTAACAAGACATTTGGCTAATGGTGGTACAGCACAAAAAGGAAAATCTTACCTTGTAGGAGAAAGAGGTGCTGAAATATTTACACCAGGAGCTACAGGAACAGTAACTCCAAATCATGCTATGGGTGCAACAAATATCGTAGTAAACGTAGATGCTTCTGGTTCTTCTGTTGAAGGAGATGAAGAACAAGGTAGAGAACTTGGTCGTATGATTTCAGTTGCTATACAATCAGAATTAATTAAACAAAAACGACCAGGAGGTATGCTCGCATAATGGCTACGTTTCCTTCAATAAAACCTACATACGGACAACAAAAAAGATCCGCACCAAATACTAGAACTATTCGTTTTGCTGATGGGTTTGAGCATAGACTTTTATTTGGATTAGCAGAACATCAAAATCCTAAAGTATATAATTTTACTTTTAACGTATCAGAAACAGAAGCAGATACTATAGAAACCTTCCTTGATGCCCGTGCAAATGATAGTGATAGCTTTGATTTTACTGCTCCTGGAGAATCTGCTGCACAGAAATTTGTTTGCGAAACTTGGAACAAATCAATACCATATAACAATAGAGCTACAATACAGGCAACATTTAGAGAAGTATTTGAACCATGAGTACTGCTCCGATTATTACTGATCTACAAAAGATCAATCCTTCAGCAATAATTGAACTTTTTACTATTACAACTGAAGCTGCAATACATGGATCGACAGCTACTTATAGATTTCATGCTGGTACAAATAGAGTAGGAAATGGAGATATTATCTGGGCTGGTAATACTTATGTAAAAATGCCGATACAAGCAGAAGGTTTTGCTTTTCAAAAAGGTCAGTTACCTAGACCTACTTTAACTATCAGTAATGCTCTCGGAACAATTACTGCTATTTTGTTAAATGTAAACTCTACAACTACAGGTAATGATTTAACAGGTGCGACAGTTACAAGAATTAGAACTTTAGCTAGATATTTAGACTCTATTAACTTTCCAGGGAATACTAATCCACTTGGCACACCAGATCCTACAGCAGAGTTTCCGCAAGAAATATATAAAATTGATAGAAAGTCAGCAGAAAATAGAGAAATTGTACAATTTGAATTAGCAGCAGTATTTGATCTTGCTGGTATCAGAGCACCAAAAAGACAATGTACCAGAACAGAATTTCCTTCGATTGGCACGTTTATAGCATGAATTGGAAAGAAGAAGCACTTGTTCATGCGAAAGACCAAGACCCTAAAGAGTCTTGTGGATTATTATTAAATATTCGAGGTAAAGAAAGATATTTTCCTTGTCGTAATTTATCAATGACAGATCATCAATGTTTTATTATTGATCCAGAAGATTATGTAAAAGCAGATAATACAGGAGAAATAACAGCCGTTATTCATAGTCACCCTGTAACACCTCCTGCACCTAGTCAGGCAGATAAGATTAGTTGTGAACAAAGTAAACTTCCGTGGCATATTGTTAATCCAAAAACAGAGACATGGGGATATTGTGAACCATGTGGTTATAAACCACCTTTACTTGGTAGACCTTGGGTTTGGGGTGTAACTGATTGTTGGTCGTTAGTAAAAGATTGGTACAAAGAAGAAAAAAATATTGAGCTAAGAGATTGGGATAGACCTACAACACCAGAAGAATTTATATTGAATCCTTTGTTTGAAAGTTGTGCTTGGAGAACTGGATTTAGGGAACTAAGGCCAGATGAAAAACTTATGAATGGTGATGCACTATTAATGTCTATTGGGTCTGCTGGTTTAAATCATGTAGCTATTTTTTTAGATGGAGATGTTTTACATCATTTAACCGATAGACTATCTTGTAGAGAGCCTTATTCTCAATGGTTATTGAAATGTACAGGAGGGAGGTATCGTTATGTTGCGTAAACTAAAACTGTATGGTGAGCTTGCAAAGTTTGTAGGTCATAAAGAATTTGAAATACAGGTAGATAGCCTTGCCAAAGCGGTTAGTTTTCTCGTTAATAATTTTCCGCAGGTAGAAAAATATATGAATCCTAAATATTATCAGGTAAAAGTTGGTAATTATGCTGTAAATGAAGAAGAAATACATTATCCAATAGGACAGGAAGATATACATATCGTTCCTGTTATTAGTGGTGCTGGTAGAGGTGCTGGAAAAGTCTTAGTAGGTGCTGCTCTTATTGCAGGTGCTTTTATATTAGGCCCAACTGGTTTTATGACCGCTTCATCAGCAAGTACTACTGCTGCTGTGACTACAGGTACTGTTCTAGCAAAATCAGCCGTATATCTTGGAGCAAGTTTAGCTTTATCAGGTGTCGTTGATATGTTGTTTCCTTTGCCTAAACAACCAGAATTTAGTTCTGAACAAGATCCTAGAATATCATTTGGATTTTCTGGTACGCAAAATACATCAAGAGCAGGTACTCCCGTTCCAATAGTTTATGGAGAGATAGTTACGGGATCAGTTGTTATAAGTGGTGCTGTCGATACTCAACAGGTACAAGCATGACAAAAGCACCAAAAAAAATTATTGGTTCTGGTGGTGGCAGTCCTCCTGCTCCACCCCAACCAACTAGAGCACCTGATACTTTACACAGCAGACAGTTTGCTACCTTTCTTGATCTTATTTCTGAAGGAGAAATTGAAGGTTTTGCTTCTGCATCGAAAGAAGGTAGAACACAGGGAACTACTGCATATAATAACGCTGCATTAAAAGATGTATTTCTTAACGATACTCCTGTTTTAAAATCAACGGCTGATTCAACCAATCCAACTACGACTGACTTTAATTTTCAAGATGTAACATTTAATCCTAGATTTGGAACGTCAGGTCAGACGAAAGTTGAAGGGATTGAAAGTAGTTCTTCAATTACAGCAGTAGGAGTTGCTGTTACTCAATCTTCTCCTGTCACTAGGCAGATCACAAACTCAAATGTTGATGCAGTAAACATAACCATAACCTTTCCACAATTACAAAGAGCAACAGATCAAGGAGATTTATTAGGCTCTTCTGTTCGGCTAAAGATAGCAGTTCAATATAATTCTGGTGGTTTTACTGATGTTATTGATGACACAATCACAGGTAGAACTGCTGATGCGTATCAAAGGGATTACAGAGTAAATCTTACGGGTGCTTTTCCTGTTGATATAAGAGTTACAAGAGTAACCGCAGATAGCTCAACTTCAAGTCTTATAGATGCTTTTACATGGACAAGTTTTGGTGAAATTATTGATGATGCCAATACTTATGCCAATAGTGCTTATGCTTCTCTCAGATTGGATTCTATGCAGTTCCAATCAATACCAACAAGAAAATATCGTATTAGAGGCATAAAAGTAAGGATTCCAGGAGCAGGTGCTAGTGGATCTGGCACTCCTACAGTTGATGCTAATACTGGTCGAATTATTTATCCAACTGGATATATTTTCAATGGAGTTATGGGTGCTGCTCAATGGTGCTCATGCCCTGCAATGGTGTTACTTGATCTTCTCACAGATACTAGATATGGATTTGGTAATCATATAACTGACAGTTCTCTTGACCTTTTCTCTTTTGTTACTGCCAGTAAGTTTGCAAATACATTGGTATCAGATGGATTTGGAGGACAGGAAGCTAGATTTAGTTGTAATGTAAATATTCAATCTTCAAGTCAAGCGTTTGATTTAATAAATGAACTTGCTGGTGTAATGAGATGTATGCCGATATGGGCTGCTGGTAGTATTCAACTTGCACAAGATAGTCCAAAAGATGCAAGCTATTTATTTAATTTAGCTAATGTTACATCAGAAGGATTTAGTTACTCAGGAAGTGGATTAAAAACAAGAAATACTGTAATTTCTGTGTCTTATTTCAATATGGATAGTAGAGAAATAGATTATGAAGTTTATGAAGATACCGCTTCAATAGCTAAGTTCGGAGTAATTATTAAGCAAGTGAAAGGATTTGCCTGTACATCAAGAGGACAAGCTAGAAGATTAGCAAAAGCTATTTTATTTGCTGAACAAAACGAAAGTGAGATAGTTGCATTTGCAACTTCTATAGATTCTGGTGTTGTTGTAAGACCTGGTGCTGTTATTGATATTGCTGATCCTGTTCGTTCTGGTGTTCGTAGAGGAGGAAGAGTTACTGCTGCAACAACGACCCAAATAACTGTAGATGATACTGCTGCGACAGATTTACCTACATCAAATAATCCAACATTGAGTGTAGTTTTACCAAATGGAACAGTAGAAACAAAAACAGTTCAATCTATATCTGGTGCAGTAATTACAGTTGCTTCTGCTTATTCTGATACTCCAAATGTAAATACTGTTTGGCTTTTACAAAATGATACAGTTCAAGCTCAGAAGTTTAGAGTAATAACAGTAGAAGAATCTGATGGTATAAATTATGCGATCACTGCTTTGTCTTATGTAAATGCTAAATATGCTTTTATTGAAGATGGTGCAAGTTTGCCAGCAAGAACAGTATCAATACTTAATCTTCCGAAAAATCCTCCATCTTCATTACAGGCTGAAGAGAAAATTGTTGTTATCAATAATCAAGCTGTATCTAAATTAATTGTTAGTTGGCAACCTATTGTCGGTGTTACGCAGTATCAGGTTAACTA